TGGAGTTCCAGTTCCGGCACTCCGGATGCAGCGTACCGTCTCCGCAGTGCCACGCAACATCCGTGTCCTTGACGCACCTGTAAATGATATCACCCTCGTCTACGGCGTAGTGTGCGCTGGCTCTGGCCTGCGGGTTCTTGAACCACTCTGCCACGCTGGCCGCAGAGCCGAGTGCGCCGAAGTAGTGTACTACGATCCATTTCGGCGTGCAGCCGCCCGCTCGATGGTTGATTGGCGTAAGGTTTTCCTTAATCACCGGCATTGCTCGCACCTCCGTACAGCTCATGGTGGAGCTTCAGCACCGACGCCTCAATCAGGTTGTCGATGGTTTCGGAATCAAACTGAATGCCCTTGTCTGCCAGATATCTCAGTACATAGGCTTTCTTTGCGTCTCCGTCCACTGCGGCATAGATCTGCTCCGCTGCCGAAACCGCGATATCGACGTATGTAGAGACCTTTTTCAGCGTCTCTGCGTCTATTTTCGCTTTCAGCCACGGGATGAAGAATGCCGACACCAGCGCTGTGATGAGCGCAATGATTGCCTTGATGATCTCTGTGTAATCCATTTTTGTACTCCTTTCAGTCTTTCAGCACGATTTCCAGAAACCGTGCCTTTTCCTCTGCCGTGTAAGTCTCCGGCAGGCTCTTGATGTACTTGAGTGCGTACTTGCTCCGGTTCTCATTCTTTGCTTTCCAGAGGTAAAATCCGCTGCTTGCCGTCGTCTCCGCGATAACAGCAAGCGTGATCTCCACCAGTGGCAGGCCGAATGCGCACAGGACCGCCAACACCACACAGGCAATTCCGCTTCCAAGCAGCCACTTCTTCGAGAACTCCATTAGCCTCCCATCCCCAGCCTTGCCAGCGCAAATCCGATCAGGCCTGCAAGAATTGCCGTGATAACTCCCTTCACGACCGCCTCCCAGCGGCTTCCCGGCAGCGCCTTGATGCTTTTCACATCGGCCTTGATCTCGTTCACGTTTTCCTCGATCGCCTCCTGCTTGGTCGCCAGCACCTCCACCGAGGTCGCCAGCTGATGCAGCGCCCTGTTGTCTGCCTCCAGCTCGTCGATCCTGTGCGAGTTGCTCTTGCATCGCGCCTCCACGGAGGCGATCTGCGCCTGAATTCCATCATCCATCTTGATACTCCTTTCAAAGCTTTCTATTTCGCACTCCGGGCAGACCATCCTGCCCTCCGGCACGGCCCGCCCGCAGCATACGCACGTATCCATCAACTGATCTCCTCATTGATCGTCGCAATTACTGCTGACGCATCTGTGCATATCGGCGACAAACGGATGTACAACTCAGCGGTTGATGTTATCGTTACGATATCTCCGCTGCTGGCAAAATGGAGATTGCCCCACGTCCGCCCGTTGTACATGTAGTCTGCGGATAAAAACGTTGCCGTTGCACTGTACCTCACTGCCACACTTGTTCCATCGCTTGTGGCGGGGAGGCTTACACCCTTGATGCGGAGCGTATCACCCGCGTGCATATGAATCAGGCTTGCCGCATCCATGTTCGCACCAATAGCCGCATGTCCCGTCTGCGCTTTATTGGCACCGCTCCCTGCACTCAAGCGCGTATCCGCAGAAATTCCGATGGTATCAATGATGTTCGTGATCATCGCCGCGCAGGTAATCACAATGTTGCCCGTTACTTTAGCAATAGTTATCGTGCTGCCGGAAACCACCGAAGCGGAAATGTCCGTACCGCCCATCGTGACAGTTATTGCGCCGAGCTTTTTATACGTGCCGGTCGGCGAGAGCGTCGTAGTGTAGGCCGCACCCTCGGCAATGCTGTCCGCCGGGTTGGAAGATGCGCAGTTGGTGAGATTCCGCGTGATGGTGTAAGTCACAGACGGTGCAGATGCCGCCGCAGTGATCATAATTGCCCCTGTTACCTTGGCGATGTTGATTGCACCGCTGCCGGCCGAATAAGCCGTAGCTGTAATGTCCACGCCGCCCATTTTTATCACAACGGAGGTCAGCGTCTTTCCGCTTTCCGGCGTGAGCGTCGCGGTGTACGCCTCGCCGTAATCCACCTGAGCTGCGGCGTTGCTGATCGTGCATCCTGCAAGATTTTTGGTGATGCTCTGATACCAGTGTAGCGTCTCGGGCGTTCCGTTGGTCATAGCCGCGCGATAAGCATTGATATCGGACATCGACATTCCGCATGTGCCAACCGCGAAGTGAACGCATTTGTCACGGAAGCTGTCGCCGGAAACGGCCTTGATGGCATTGATGAGCCTAATCCACTCTGCTTCATTCCGGCGGCGGGCAAGGGCATCTGTTCCGGTTCCGCTGTAGAAGCATGTAAGTTCATAGTCCTTGTCGATGTTACTTTGACTCATGCCGAGCAGCCCCTCCAGCACACAAGCCAGCGTGCCGGTTCTGTCCGCGCCTGCCGTGCAGTGGAAATACACCGGCTCATGGTGCGTTACAGCATCGATCACGCAGCGAAGATAGAGCTGCCATGTTGCTACCGGAGTCAATGCGTAGGATGCTGCTTTATCAGCAATCGTAAACCATACATCGCTGCCAAGCGGGGATTCCGTTGCAACGTCACCGTCAGACGGATCGCGTCCCTCTTTGCCTCTGAGATCGATCTCATGCTGCACGCCAAGTTCTCCGACAAGCACCGCCCGATCTGCGGCAGCGATCTGCCCGCCTCGAATCAGCAGCCCGTATTTCACGGTGCCGCCGTCGCAGGCCCAGCCTCCCAGATCGCGCACATTCCACGCTTCTGCGGAGTTGTTGCGCGTCTTGATCCACCGCAGCGCATCCAGCGGTTTCAGCGTCCCCGCAGCATTGTTCCCGGCAAAAGGCGTGAGGACATTTGGCACTTCGTTGTAGTGCATCGTGCCGCCCGCCTCCTGCCCGATGGGCTTGTAGTTTCCCACCACCGCTTCGGCTGGCGCATAATCTGCGATCTGCGATGTGCTGTAATCAGCAGGATCGTACACCACATTTGCGAGGTAGTTCCGCACCAGCTCCGGGCATTGGTGCCATTCTATCGATTCCACAGCGCCGGCCTTGATTGCCTGAATTGCCGACACGAAGCCCGCCGGGTACACCAGCTGCGCAGCCGTGCCGCCCTTCGCGCGGATCGCGTCGGCAACCGCCGTAAGGTCAGCCGTGTTTGTCAGATATTCTGCCATCAGAAGCTACCTCCATTCGCGTTTGCGATCTCTACAGCCGCCCACGCACCGCTTACCACGCGAAGGATTTTCCCGTTATCAGCGGTTGTAACAGGTGGAACATCTTGCGGGATTTCCACGGTTTTCGCCGCGCTTCCGTCGTAACTCGTCGTCGTGTTGCCGATTTTGATGTTGAGCGAATAAGGATTTTTGAGTTCCGTCGGAACCGTTGGGATATCCTGAATCTTTGCCAGCGTGTCGCTCCATGCCGACCAAGCGGCCCCGTTGTATAGCACGACCAAACCCTGTGGGTTTACATCCGAATTGCTTGATCCAATCGTTGCAAATCCGAGCACCACCGTCCCTGAAACACTTACCGCTCCCGCAAGCGGCATCATATATGGGACAATACCATTTCTGAGTTTTAGAATTGCATACACGGCGTACCCTTCCGCATAGGCCGCATACACTTCCGCAGCCGTTTTGTCGGCGGTTGCGTCATAGCCGTCTCCTTGCGTCACCGTCACATAAAACGTGCTCTTCACTGTGCCGGTCGCGCCATTCACGCTTTTAACCGGCACATCATCCGCGCCGATGGGCGTAAACCCGAGCGCGCTGACAACCGCATCCTTCGTGACATTCGCATTGTCCCCGTTTGCGCCCTTCGGAATTCCGAGGTTGAGCGTAGGCTGTGCGGCAGTTCCGCCCATGCTGGCCGTAGCTGCGCTCCCTACGGGCAGCGTCGTCACCGTCCCGATCTTGATATCCGGCGTCACGCCATCCTTACCGGGAGCTCCATCCTTGCCGGGTGCGCCATCCTTGCCGGGAGCGCCGTCCTTGCCGGGAGCGCCGTCCTTGCCGTTTTTGATCTCAGCGGTCGTCGTGCCGGTTTTGTCGGTTATGGTGATTGTCGCGCCTGTGCCGGTTTCGGCCACGGAGGCGGAGGGGCTGAAGCCGTCCTGCCCGGGCGCGCCGTCGGCTCCATCCTTTCCGGGACTTCCGTCTTTGCCGGGAGCGCCGTCCGGGCCTGCGGGGCCGGTCGGGCCTTGAGGCCCAGTCGCGCCCTGTTGGCCTGTCGCACCCTGTGGGCCGGTCGCACCCCTCGACGGCTTCCCGGTGTCCTCGTCGCCGAGATACCAGTTCCCGTTTTCTCCGATCGTCGGCGTGAGTCCGTCCTTTCCGGCAGGGCCGGTCGCTCCATCCTTTCCGGGGTCGCCCTTCTGGCCTTGTGCGCCGTCCGCGCCGGGGATACCCTGCGGGCCAGCCTCGCCCTTGAGTTCGGAAACCGCAATCAGGTTTTCCCATGTCACACCGTCGTTGGAATACTGGATATATCCGCCGGACACGCGCATATCAATCGTGCCGCCGCCGGAGCCGCCGCCAGAGCGTGCCGCCTCGTTGATGGCCGCAACAAGGTTATCCTTTGCCTTTGTCGTCAGCTTGGAAAGATCTCCAATCTGCGCCTGAATCGCATCGAACCAGCGCTTGGACGGCTCGTCCGGCGGCTCTGCGCCTGCATGGAGCGACGGAACGCACACCGTGTCATAGATGCAGGATTTTACAAGAACGTCCTCTACGCGCCACTGGAGCTGTGCCTTGCCATATCCGGAGTATTCGACGTCCGATGCGCTGACCGTCCAATACGCTGTGTGGCCGTCCACGGAAAGCGCCACGGGGTACGCCTCCGCGTCCCTGCTGGAGCGCGGACGCTGGACTAGCAGCAAAGGTGTGCCGCCCGGCCAGTCTGCCTCAAAAGCTGAAAGAGGGAAGGCTACCCGCATCGCGTCATTTTCGCCCTGATGCCGCAGACAGATCGGCTCACGCCTGCTTGCGTTGACTGTAATCATATGATTCCTCCCTTCTCGGTGTCCAAGTCCGACACCGTCATGTTGGATTTCCAAAAGTGAAAGCCACGACCCAACTGCCGGAGATCCGCAGGCAGACGACGCGGCTTCCGGCGGTAAACGTCACCGCCGTGTTGCATTTATAGTGCTTCGTCGTTGCGGCGTCCTGCCCGTCGAAGATCAGCGATAGCCCGTCCGCGTACTTGGCTGCCACAGTCGCGAGTGCGATGCGCTCCGGCTCAGCCACTAATTTTGCAGTATATCCTGTGATGCCCGTCACGCGATCACCACCCTTCGCGCAGTGTGCTGCATCAGCTCGCCAACGGCCATTGTGAGCGACCACTCGGTTTCCTCCCAAATGCCGCCGATATCCGGATCGTCGATCGATACGATATCCCCGACGCCATGGCCGCCGGTCGCCAGCGTGTAAAAGGTGATCGTCTTGGTTGCATGCATGGACTCGTTGCGCAGTCGGTTTACCAGCTCTTGCAGTTCGTCCTGACTGGCGACGTTGTTTACCTTTGCGACGTCAACGATGCGCAGCCCGCGCCGGAAAGTGGACGTGCTGGAGGTATGGGAGTCGTTGACGGCAGTCGCCGTCAGCGGCGCGCCTCTGTCAGGATTTGAGCAGATCCGCACAAAAACATTCGGCGCGTCAAATAGGTCTATCTCCTGCGTGTGGTCGTCTGTGATCGGTGCAAGCTGCAAGTCTGTGCTGCTGTATGCGTGGTCGATTCTGCCGCCGGTCGGCGCTTTGTACGGCTCCAAGTGGCAGATGCCGCGTCCGTCGAACCATACCGGATTGTAGTTGATCTCCTCCAGCAGTTGGTTGCAGATCGTCAGGAAGTCCGTCCCAGTGTCCCAGTCCTCTCGATCCGTTGCCAGCACCGCCGAGGACGGCACGGCCAGCACAAGCTTGATGCCCGCCGCCGTAAGCAGTTGCTGCACCGCCGTCAGATACGGCGTATTCGCGGCGATATGATAGAGGCCCTCCGTTCGGCTCTGCTGGATGCGCCAGCATCGGTCGTATGCCTCGATCCGGAGCCGCCGTCCGTATTCGTCCATGATCTCCTCGACTGTGGTCGCCTGAAATACGCCGAGCGGTGTCTCGGCTCCGTCGAGGACAAGAACGGGTTGCAGCTCGTCGGACAGCAGCTCAACGTCGGCATCCGGATAAACCTCCGCCGACAAGCTGCCCTTGATCTCCGAGTCCTTGCGGACGTAGACATTCGGGGCGGCGTCTGCCGCCCACGAAAGCTGTTTGAACTCCGCGCCGCCGCGAAGCACATTGATTTTGTAAGATACATCACGAATCAATGTCCACTACCTCCTCCACGTCCGCCTGTTCCACATCGAATTGATACGACGTGTAAAAGCCGCCGTCCGCAGTGGCCGCAAGCACCGAGAGGCACCCGCTCACCATTTTACCCTCCGGCGTTTTTACCGTTACCATCTTACCCACAAGCGCCTCAAGCGCCGCGCAGTCCTCCGCCTCGCGGAAAGCGCACGCAACCGAAATTGTCTCCGCATAGTGCATACTGCGCTCTATTGTCGGATATCGCCGCCCGGCAAGCTGCACGGACTGTACACCCCGGCTCAGATTGCGCCCCGTCGTGCGGTGCGTGCTGGCCGAGTAGGGGAGCGGCAGCACGTCCCCGGAGTCAAGGTCGATCAGCGTCACGCACGGCACGGATGCCGTCACCGTCACTGCGTTGGACAGCCGGTAATTGGAGCTTACAGCAAAGCACCCGCGCACATGGTATCTTACGCTGCCGATGGAACGCAGATCCGTGTATGTGTGCTCTGTCGTTTTTGCGATGAGTTTCCCATCGCGGTATATCAGGTAAAAGTTGTAGTGATACCCTCCGGCAGCGCTCCAGAAGAGGCGCACCGTGTCCCCGGCCTCCGCCGTCAGATTGATCGCCGGCCCCGCCGTGTTGGCGACTTGCAGCGCCGCCGATCCCCATGGCGACCACATGGCGTATTCGTTTTGCACGCGGACGCGCACAATGTATTCACCATCTTCGATGTACATCGGCGCTGTCCACGTTTTTTCCGTGCCGTAGTACGTGCCGGAGCTGTAAACGCCGTCGATTTCCACCTGGTAGGCCAGCTGTTCCGATGATTGCCAGCCGATAACCGGGCGCGGAGACTGCGACTTGATTGAAACCGCCGGAGCCGCCGGAGCGCCGACGCAGATGAACTCCGCCGCGTCGCTCCATGCGCCCGCCGCGTTGTCCGTGTTGTACGTCCGCACGCGCCAGTACTTCGTCCCGCTCCCGAGCGTGTTCGCTGGGGCGGTGTAGGTCGTCTCCGCGCCGGTTACCGTCGCAAGCGCCGTCCATGCCTGCATATCCGTCGAGATTTGCAGCTCCGCCTTGGTCTGGGCCGTGCCGGTAGAAATGATGTGAGTCCACGCAAACGCTACCGGCCTCGATGCGTCTACGATTTCGCCTTTCGGCGATTTTATCGCCGCCGTTGACTCTGCATCTGCGGTCGATAACGTTACCCAGTCCGATGTCGTTGTTTTTCCGCTATTTGCAGTCACAACGATCCGCCATTGGACACTCGTCCCTGTAAAAGTTTTTGCTGGGACGGTGAAACTACTCGTGTTTCCGGAGACGCTGTGTGAATGGATCGTTCCGCTAGGACCTGTGCGCCACTGAAAAGTTGCAGAGGATTGGACGAGTCTCGGAGCACATGGGTATGGGGCTGTTGAGCTCCACGTGAAAAGAACATCGCGATACTTGTCAATCGCTCCGGCATTGGGCGACATACTTGATATATTCAGCGTATCCGCTGTGGCGCTTTCATCTATTGTCAATACGAGGTACGGTCTGTTTGCACCGCTCGTCTGTACGGTAAATGGCTTAGCATTTAAAAGAGAAGATTGCAATCTTATACCGTAGGTAACAGCGTCACCAAATAAGATTGATGCGGAAGGGAACTCTGCCCATACCGGGGCGTTCCCAACGCCCTTACGCTGGAATACGAGATTGTAACCAGCCTCATTCCATGTGTCCCACGTTGCAGTTTTCTCGTCAAATTCCTTTGTGTTTGCATGCGCATCATACCAGTCATAGGAACCCTCGGTTGCCAAGAAATAAAAGAACAGTTGCGCACCAGATATCCGTTTAAACCTAAATTGATCCGGCAGGCTCTCGAACTTTACAAGGAGCCGGCTCTCATATGTCCTAAGTGTTACTTGCGAACCAGTATGCACATTCGATCCTCGGTTGTCGGAGTCAAGAAACGCGAAGGCCTTGGAGTAGAGCCTTTGTGTTGTACTCATTCCTTATCCACCCCCATTCTGTCCGTTCTTCGCTTATTTCGCGCGATGTTGACGATATCGTTGAATTCCTTTACCGTATTGGCCGGGATCGTGATGTAAAACGTATCGCCGCCAGACGACTGCCTGGTTTCCTGCGCCGTCAGGATGCGCGTGCCCTGCGGCAGCACAACTTCCTCCGGGCCGTACTCGCCGATCAGCGTCCGCCCACCTCGCCAGTAGTCCGTGCCGGAGGCGTTATAGCCCTTCTGCATTTTCCAATACTCAAAGGTCGTTCCTGTCCCGGACTTTTCCCATTCGTCGCGGAGGTAGCTCTCATAATTGGAATACCACTTTCCGTTTGCGTAATACTGGCCGTAGCCGGTCGCGCTGGTCGCGCGGTTGACGTCGGTCTGCTCCCATTTTTCCTTGAGTGTCTGCGTGTTGTTGCCGTTGCCGTAGGAGTAGCCGAAGCCCGCAGCCTTGCCCATCTGCTTCCAGCCGCCCGACCACTTATCCCAGTCCCATATACCGGTCGTGAGGACGGTCGCCGCACCGCTGATAAAGTCAATAGTGTCTGCAATGCCCGCCATGATCTCGGCCAGCGGCCGAAGCGCCTCCGTGAGCTTCGGTACAGTGTCCGACGAGAGCTGATCGGTAGGCGTGATAATGTCGCCCACAGTCTCCAGCAGCATACCGAAGGAGTCCACGATTCCGGAGTCCTTGAGCGCCTGTCCGCCGTCCTTGATGAGCTTTGTGATCTTCTCGTAAAACTCCGTGAGATACGGCGCGAACTCAGCAGAAAGCTGATTCTTCGCGCCCTCCTGCGACTTTTGCAGTCGCTGGTATGCGTCGTCCACCTCGGTAAGCGCCGTCAGCGCCTCATTATCGAGCACGTAGCCCATGCTGTGCGCCTCCTGGGCGTACTGCTTGAGGCCGTCGCTGCCGATCTCGATCAGCGGATTCAGCTCCTGCGCCGACTCGGACATGAGGTCCATCGCCAGTGCGTCCCGCTCGGTCTTGTTTTTCATTTCGCCGAGGGCGTCAATCGTGTCATAAAACACGTCTTCCGCGCTGCGCAGCTGGCCGTCCGCGTCGGTGATCGCGACGCCGAGTTTGTTGTACGCCTCATAGGCGTCGCCTGTGCCCGTCGCGGCTTCCTGCATTTTGTTGGTGGTTTCCTTGAGGCTGTCGCGGATGCGATCCAGAGACACGTCCGTAAGATCGGCCATGTAATTGAGTTCCTGTATGGAATCGGTCGACATTCCTGTCACAGAGCTGAGCGTCACAATGTCATCTGCGGCCTCCGCCGATTCGCGCGTCATTTGTATCAGCGCTTTCTCTACTTTTGCGATGGCTACGGCCAGCGCCACGAATCCGCCTGCAATTTTTACAGATGTTGTGTTCAAGCTTCCCATGGAGTTCATGCTTTTCTGCATCCCCTCCGGCAGCTTTATCCCAAACTTTTCTGTAAGCCCATCCACGACGTCGCCGAGATTTCCGGTCTCTTTCCCGGATTCTTCAATTTTCTCCTTGTTCTCATCCAGTTTGTTGTTGAGGTTGTTCAGCTCTGCTTCGGCATTGTTGAGGCTCGTCTGCCACTGCATCGTTCGTTTGTCCGATTCTCCATATTTCTCTGCGGACTGCTGCAAAGCGGCCTTGAGGTATTCGATTTTTTCTGTTTGCGATAAGATTTTACGCTCAAGTACATCATTCTGCGCAGCCAGTGACTCTACGCTATCTGCGTTCTTCGCATAAGCGGACTGCACCTTGCGCATCTCGGAGTCCAGCACACGCATACCGTTTCCGATCTCCGACAGCGCCTGTTTATACTCTTTTTCGCCCGATAGCGTAAATTTCGTGTTGATATTTGGCATATTATGTCCCTCCGCTGAGATATGCCGCCAGGCTCTTCGGCTCTTCCTGCTTTTCCGGTGGTTCCAAAGCCTCCAATAGCAGATTGATCCGATGCGGCGTCATGTTTTTCCAAAAGTCCCGCTCCGGCAGGCGCATCCGGAAGAGCCAGAACGCGAGATAGCCGGGGAAATCAATGCCTTCTCGCTTTGATTCCCCCGGCTGTGTCAGTTTTTTTGGGCGTCCTCCTGCGCGGCGTCGTCCTGCTTGCCCATTACCGCATCCTCAATCAGCGGCCAGATCTGCCGTCCGATTTCGTTTACCTCCCGCAGCGTGAGCTTGCGGCCTACCTCCCGCGCGGTAAACACCAACGGTAGGCCGTACTCGTCCTTGATCCCCTGAGAGTCCGCCGCATCTGTCATCATGGCCGCCAAAAATGTGAGCGTGCTCTTGTACCCTCCGGTTTGGTTGAGCGCTTGCAGAAGCTTCCCGTTATACGCCTCCTGCACGTCGCCAATGACCGCCATGTTGCATGTGAGCCTGTATTTTTTGCCCTCGTACTCATAGTCTACGGTTTTCGGCTTGGTCGTCTCCATCAGGTCTCACCCAACTTTCCCTTGATCCAGGCAACGGCCTCCGCCGCGGTGTCGACGGCCTCTGTCTCGAGCAGCAACTCGTTGGCGGAATCGTCCGCGAGGAATTCGCCGGTCGTGGTTGGCGTGTTGAACTGGATGTTTTCGCCCTTGGTCTGGTAGCTCAGCGAGGGCGGTCCGAACAGCGCTTTCGGCACCCAGACGCAGGTGTATTTGGTCACGCCGTCGATCTTATCCGGCGCGTAAAAGCCGACGCCGACATAGTTTGCGATGTCCTTTGCAGAGAATTTCAGATTTTCTTTGCTCGTATCGGATGTGCAGCCGTAGAGCATGGCCTGTGCGGCCTTTTTGATGTACTTGACAGCCAGCGAGATCGTGCCGCCGGTGGCAAGCTTGATATATTCGGCAAGCTTGGATTCTGCGTACAGGCGGCCCTCGGCGAACTTGAGTTCCAGCTGCGCGCTCATGGCGTCACCGACGTCGGTCGGCTCTGTGTAGGTCACGGTGCCGGACGTGTTTTTATACTTTCCCGCCCGGATGCCGCGTAAGTCAAAACTAGGCATTACATTAAGCCCCTTTCTTTCAGCTTTTGTGTGAGGATTTTTTCGAGTTCCGCGTTCACGCGCTTCTGCGCGCTGCGGACACCCTTTGTCCAGAAATAAGTCCCGTTGATTTTTCCGTATTCTGCACCGCGGCCGTAATTCAAAACAAAAAGCACGGTCGCTCTGCGCGTTCCGTGCTCGTTTTTCCCGACTGCCGTGATGGTGATATACGGATCTCCGTTTTTGTCCTGCTTGATGGTTTTGCGGTATTTCACGCTGGAGGCGTAGGCTTCCGTTCGGAACCCGCTCGCCCGGACGGCATTTTGCAGCTCCTCGACGATGATATCCCCGGCGGCGTATAAAAGCTCCTGCTGCGTTTCGTCGTCAAATGCGCTGGCCTTTTGGAGCGTCGCCATGAGCTCATCCGTGCCTGAAAACGAGATCTTAGCCATATTCCGCGCCCTCCGTTTCGGCTATGAGCGCGATCTGCGTGCGTCCTGTCTCCTTGTCGTATGTCTCCATGTCGATAGTGGCGATGTATCCTGCGGCCTCCAGTTTGTCTTTTACGCGCTTTAAAAGTTCTGCGGCAAATCCCTCGGCAAAGATGGAAACGGCGTACTGCACGCCGGTCTCGGCCTCGCCGCCCTCTGCGTAGATCTGCCCGGACTGGCCTAGCAACTGATAGGTGATGTAGGTTTTCTCCGCGCCCTTATAGGGCGGGTGGCAGACCGGTACGCCCAGGCTTGATAGCGCCTCATAGATTATCATGCGCCGTCCCTCCGTTTGCAGGTCAGCTCGATTTCCTCTGTTTCCTGCCCGTAGCTGCGGACGACGTCAAATACGTCGGAGCCGCAGACGAGCTGCTGCTCGCCTCCGTATTCCGCGCTGTGCATGCGGAAAATTGCGTCCGTGCGCTTGCCGGCTTGCGCGGCCTGATAATACTCGGCGCGGTTTACGGATTTGCGTGCAGCCCAGACGGTGGTCTCCCGCTCAAGCTTTTCCGTCGTCTGGCCGTTGACGATAGGGTAGGAGAGCAGGCGCAGCGTGATTTGCGTATCAAAGATCACAGCACGCGCCTCCTGTTCCTCCGCTGGCTGTGGCTGCCCGGTAATCGTCCGAGAGTCCCATGGCGTCGCGGATATCTGCGAAGCAGTTCTTCCATTCCTCGCCGCGGCCGCAGAAGTCATGCTGCCAGCGGACGAAGGCTCGGATGGCATCTTTGACCAGCGGGTCTTCGTCCGCCCCCTCCGCGCCCGCAAGGTGCAGGCGCAGGAGGCAGGCGTCAATCTCGTCAGCGAGCTCGTCGTCAAGGGCGTTTGTGGTCAGCCGCAGGGCGGTTTTTGCAACGTTGATCAAAGCCAATGGTTATCCCTCCCTGTTGGCCGCTCGCCGTCAGGCCTTCTTCTTGGTCAGCGTGACGAGGCTGTTCGTGTCTACACACTTGCCGTCGACAAGCGCCAGCGCGACGGTGACCTCGTCGTCTGTCGCGTTGTCGGTGTACTTGCGGAAGGTCATGCCCAGATTTTCGTTCCAGAGGTAGTCCTTGAAATTGAAAATGAACGCAAAGATCGTGTCCGCGGTCACGCTCGCCGTGAAGGATGGCAGATAGTCTCCGACGAGGACGACCTCGCGGCCAAAGAGCGAGTAGACCGGCTTGCCGCTGAGTCCATAGTTGACGCGGGCGACGGGCTGCTTCTTGTCGTCGACCATGCCGACGATCTGCTCGAAGAAGGTCTTCTTCGACATGCACCAGACGGCGTCTGCGTCGTAAGCCTGCGGCAGCGCGGCCTCTGCCTTGGTCAGGTCGGCGTATGCCAGTGCGGTCGTTGCGGCAGCGATGTCGATGTTCTGGCCGGTCGGCGCGGTCTCCTTGGTAATACCCTTCGGCTGGCCGGAGCCAGAACCGCTGATGATGGCCTGTTCCTCTGCCTTGACCATGGCCTCGGCCACGTTGGCGACAAACTGCGATTCAAACATCGGGTAGGTCACGATGGATACCTCGAGCGACATGGAGATCGCGCAGCGCAGCTTGTGGTAGGCAAACGTGATGGAACCGAGCGCCTTTTTCTGCTTCTCGGAGCCTGCGCCCTCGGCCACCCAAGAGGCCGTCGGCTTGGCGGAGCTGGTCGGGACGGTCACGCCGCCCTTGTAGGACGTGTGCGTCACGCGCGGCAGGATCATGCCGGTCGCTTCGATCTTCTCGTAGATCTTCTGCAGCGTCGTGGTCGGGATGGCCGCGCCGACGTCTGAGGTCTTGGTGTTTGCGTCCACATTGGTCAGCTCTTCCTGGATCTTCTTGCCGGTCAAAACGTAGTTCATAAATGCCCGCTTGTACTCGTCGGTGTCGTACCGGTCGAGTACGTCCGGAGTCTTTGCCGTGCCGGACAGGTCGACAGACTGTGCCGCCGCAGCCGGTGCCGCAACCTTCTGGCCTGCAAGCGCGTTGAGGTTCGCCTGGATCTTGGCTTCCTCCTCAAACTTGGCGTCGAGGGCCTCGACTTCTTTCATCTTGGCCTGCGCCTCTGCGGTCTTGCTTTCGTCCAGCAGCTTCTGTGCGTCGTCCATGAGCTTCTGGCGCTGGATGTTGTAAATTTCCTTTGTCATTTCAGTTCTCCTTTGAGTTTTAAAAATTTCATTTTTGCTTCTGCCTGCGCCCGTTCGGGCATAAAAAAATCAGGCTCTTCTGCCTGATCTTTTAAAAAATTTTCCGCGCGTTTGAGCGCGTCCTCGCTGAGCATTCCGGAGTAGAAGTCCGCCGCGAGCGGCTTCTGGCCGGTATCCGGCTGCATCACGCGGTCAACGAGTCCGAGTTCTACGGCCCGCTCCGCTGTGATCCATGTTTCTGCGTCCATCATGGCGGCAATCTCCGCCTCCGGCCTGCCGGTTTTAGCGACGTAGGCCGAGGATATTGCGTGATTTGCGTCGCGCAGCGTCCCTGCGGTGTGCTCCATCTGTCGGTAATCGCCGCTGGCCTCTGTCTGGACGTTGTGGATCATCATCATGCCGGTTGGCGTCATTTCTGATTCTCCCGCCATGGCGATGATGGACGCGGCCGAGGCTGCGAGTCCGACGATTCGGACGATCACGCCGCCTGCGTAGTTACGCAGGGCGGTATAGATCTCGCTTGCGGCGAAGATCTCGCCGCCGCCGGAATTGATCTCGACTTCGGCCCGCTCGCCGTTCCCCTTGGCAAGTGCGTCGGCTACGGATTTTGGGCTTGTCGCCTCCATACCGTACCACTGGTAAAAGCGGTGCTGGTTGCTGGATACGATCGGCCCGCGGATGCTGATCTTCATGTGGTTTCATCTCCTTTCTGCGTGGTGTTCCGGTCGACCGGCTGCGTGTCCAGCCTGCGGATCGGCTTGTCTCCGCCGTCTACCGGTGCAAGATTGAACGCACGCCGCCATTCGTTCGGCGTCAGCGCGCCTCGGTCGACCATCTGCAAGAGATTGAGCTTTGTCGCGGTCGACGCGAAATCCCACGCGGAGGCCTCGAATACGATGCGATTCCCGCATCCGCGCTCGCGCCGGGAGAATAGCTTGCGTGTGTACTCGCCGCTGAGCTGCTTCAGCACCGGCTCGATCTCGGCGTCAAAATACGCGCTCTGTTCGTCCTCCGTCGCGATGGACGTGACGATGTGCGGGTTGGTGTTGAACAGGGCATAGATGCGCTGCGTGGTCTTATCCATCTGGGCGGCGTTCGGGACGTAGTCCTTGGGGTCGATCTGCTTGGCCTCGGCCTTTGCGTCGACGGCCGCGACGCCCGTGCCGTTGGAAACATTGAGGAAACTGTCGGCAAAGTCCTGCGCGCGCTTCTTGATATCCTCCGCGCGCATGGAGGATGCGAACATCAAAAGCCAGCGGATGACGGCGCTGTTTCGGATGGCCTTTACGATGCCCTGATCCGTCGTGGTGACGATCTCCATGAGTGGCACGATGGCCGGTGCGATGGGGTCGCCGAAGATGTCGTTTTCATAGAAATCCCCGCGCAGGTGGATGATGTCGTCATAGGCAAACGTCAGCACATTGCCGTTTTGCATGTAAAATTTCAGGTACAGGTTGCCTCCCGCGTCGTATACGGCGTCGGCCTGCATGGCCGCGACCGGGAAAATGGCGTTTGGCAGGCCGTTTTCGTCCCGCAGAATCACCGCGAAGGCGTTGTTGTTGAGCACCAGCTGCGCGGCCAGCTTCTCCTGCAGCATCTGGCCCGTCATGTACTGGTTCGGCTCTTCGAGTAAAAAGCGGATGTAAGGTTCCGGATTTACGGCGATCTTCCGCGTCTGGGTGGTGATGGTCTCCCGGATGTGCTTTGCCGTCAGCTTGCCGATGGCCTTGATCTTGGGCCGGATGCAGGCGCGGACGATATCGGACTGATACATTTTGCCGTTGTAGCTGTAAAAGCCATTCCCGCGTTCCTGCACCATCTGCACGGTCGAAACGCGCTTGGTGGTCGTGATATTCGTCAGGAGGTTTTTAAAAAATCCCATTGTCTCACTCCTAGAGCATACTTGTGTATTCTGCCTGCTTCTGATCGTAGATCGTGTAGGCATCGAGCAGGGCCGCCGTTCCGTCAATGCGGCGCGTGGACTTGCTCGTTTTGTGCGGCTGGATATTGCCGTTTTTGTCCTCGTCGTAGGCGGTGTTTGCCATGCACCACTTGTCAATCGGGTTGTTGTTGTAGACGATCCGCTTGGACTCCAGATCGTTCCCGCAGCGCTTCATCGGCTCGGAAAGCGTTTTTACGCCCTGATGCACGGGGATCATGGCCTCTGCTCCAAAGTAGTCCGCCATGCTGTCCGTCCAGTAAGCCGCCGACCACGCATCATAGCCGATAAAGGGTATAAAAATATCGAGGTCTTCCTGTACCTCGATAAACCATGCTTTTACGTCCTCATAGCGAATCTTGTTTCCCTCGGACAATCGGAGCAGCCCGCGCTCGTGCCACTTGTCGTATGGGATCTTGTCCTCCGTTACGCGTTTCTCCAAGAGATCCTGCGGCAGCCAGTACATGGAGAGCACAAACAGAATGTCCGGCAGCTCCGGCACCTGGAAGATCACCTTGCCCGCTGTGAGGTCGGTTGTCTTGGATAGGTCGGCCCCGCCGATGCCGTATCGCGGGTAGGAAAGCACGCGCTCCTGCGTCTTGCCGTCCGCCATGTGGTGCTGCCAGATCAGGCGTCGGTTTTCCTTGTCGAGCTGGAAGGTGTCGCGGTTGTCCAGCTGCTCAAAATTGAGCCAGGCTTCGGAGGACGTTTCGCGGATGTTGAAATCCTTGCAGACGAGGTTTCGGACGAGGGCCGGGTTTTTCTCCGCCCGCTCGACCCGCTCCTTCAGCGCCGTGTAGCTCTTGATCGTCCCGAGACCCGGATTCGCCTTTTTCCAGCAGTCCGGGTTGGTCCATTCGCTGCGCTTGTCGAGCTCGTAAATAAACGCGATCCGGCGCGGGTCGTGGTACCCGTCCGGATCTTCGTAGCCGTTGATGATGCGCTCGGCTTCTTCGTATTTCTCGTCGTAGATGTCCTCGCGGATGGTGCCCGCGGTGGAGGTGATAAAGGTCAGCGGCTGCTCACGGGCCGTCACGCCGTCGGCGATAATGTCATACAGGGCGCGCCCGCTCTTCCACTGGTGGATCTCATCCATCATGGCCCCGTGGATGTTGAGGCCGTCGAGGGTGTCGCTGTCAGAGGCCAGCGGCTTGAAAACGCCGTCGTTAAAATCGCTGTCCAGCTCAGCGACCAGACTGCGCATCCGGCGGCAGAGCGCCGGGGACTTTTTGACCATCCGCTTTGCTTCCTGCCAGATGATCTTCGCCTGGTCTCGCTTGGTTGCCACGGCGTAAACCTCTGGGCCAGCCTCGCCGTCCGCCGTCTGTAAATACAGGCCGACGCCGGATGCCAGCAGCGATTTGCCGTTCTTCTTTCCGACGATGAGGATGGCCTCGCGGTACTGCCGGTTTCCCTCGATGTCGATAAACCCGAAGACGGTCGCCAGCAGCGCTTTTTCCCATAGCTCCAGTCGGACGAGCTGGCCGCCCGCCTTGCCCTTGGAGTGGTGGCAGTAGTTTTCAAAAAATTCGAGGACGTGGTTTGCCCGGCGCGGGGAATAATAAAACTCGGAATCCGTGTTTTCCAGCTGCTCTACAACGTGCCTGTAGGTCTTCTGGACTTTCATGCTGACGATCTCGCGGCCGTCCTGGATAGCCTGCCAGTATTCGGTGATGGGGTTGTAGGTCGCCGGGTAGCGCGTGAGTTTCATTCCTCGTCACGCTCCCGGACAAAGCTTGCAAAGCCGTCGTCCTCCTGTTTCGTCGCGGTGTCCGGCTTCGGCAGGAGCGCCGTGAGCTGCTTGATGATCTTCTGGTAGTTCGCGTTTGTCGAGTTGTATGCCTGCCCGATTGGCCGGGCGCGGTCATATGGATCCAGCCGCTCCGACTGTTGGAATTTCTCCGTCCAGCCGTTTTCCCGCAGGTCGTCCGCCATGTCCTCGCACTCGATGCGCATAAAGGCCGCCTGATCTATGAGGCCTGCGACAGTCCCGGCCGCTTCCTTCGGCAGATTCCGGTAAAGCTTTTTCAGGCGCGCTTTCTCCGCGCGGATCCGCTGTTCTTTGGTTTTTCCCCGCTGATTCGCCACAGAAAACGCCTCCTTTTTGCGTGATTTTTGCCGTCTGTCCGCGCGTGCGCGTAGATTACTTATCGCCGCGCTTTCCTAGGGGGGCCTCGCGAACGGCCTGCGTATTCTTCCGAGGTAGGGCGCGCGGTGATCTAGCCGGCGCCCCGGCCTCGCGCGACGGGGGGGATCGGGTCTCCGGCGGTGTCGAAGAAAATTTTTTGCGTCAGAGATTTTGCGACTCCGTGCCCGTCAAACTGATCGTGGCAGTCCTTGCAGACGAACTCGAGGTTGGAGTAGGACAGGCTGACGTCCGGGTCGGTGATGTTGTCCGGCGTGAGCGCCCGTTTGTGATGGACGATATAGCCCGGCTTGTCCCGGCACTCTTCGCAGAGCCCGCCGTCGATGGTCCGGCGGAACTTGATATACCCGGCGCGGCATTTCTTCCAGCGCGCGGATGCGTAAAAGCGCGCGGCCCATGGCTGCATCCTGTCCCCTCCAATTCTTCACGCTATCACTGTAGCACATTTTTTTGGCCCTGTTGGCTCAATTTTTGCGATAGCCAAGTTCCCGCGCCGCTTCGTATACAAAACGGCTGTACATGCGCTTGGCTGTCGACTGGCTGATATGCACCCGGCGCGCGGCGGATTCCAGGCTTTCCCTCGGCCAGATCCATGCGTGCAGGCGCACGATCTCCAGCACATCGGCTCCGTCCCGCCATGTCTGTGCGGTATTGATCGCGGCTTGCACGGCAGCATAGTCCTCATACTCCCGCGAAGATAAAACGCGCACAGCGATATCCTCGACGGCGCGCCCGGATGGATGGCCGCCCGTCTGTGCAGAATACCCCGGCGTGATCTTCTGGCGGCTCATGTCCCGAACCTGACTGTCCAGTTTCGGGAATTCGCCGATGGTGCGGCAGACGTTCCAGTACCACCAGTATCTCGGCTTTGACACTTTCCCACTTCCTTTCTGCTTCGTCTTGAAACCCTACACATTTACAAGGCAAGATTTAAGCGGCTCCCGTCCGCTTCAATTTT